CCATCTGTGCCGGCTCCATCTGCAACATCTGCCAATTCTTCAACGAATGCAGCATTTGCACCTGTCGCCATTTTTGGCATCTTAATGCGGCCAGTTAGACCGGACATATAAGTTGCACCTAGGCCACCAAGAACCTGACGCGCACGCAACGCTTCAATGAACATGTCGCCACGGTGTGCAGTTGGTACAAAATCATCAAAAACAACTTCAGACGCAGAACCGCCTGTTGCCGCTGTTGATAGTGGGCCACGCTGTTGCCACGCGAAATCTGGAACGTAAACGCCTTCTGCGCTGCGTCCTACACGCTTGGCAATTTCGTCGTTCATTTCACGTTCAAAACCAGCATTGCGCCAATCGCCTGTGACTTGCGCTTGAACCATACGGCCCAAAGAATATGTGCGCTTTTCTTTTGGTGATGCGTCAACGGTTGCTGGTGCAACGTCTAGTGGCATATCACCGATAGCGTCCAACAACACGCCACGGAATGCATCCACTGACATGCCTTTGCTGATTGCATCGTTTGCTAGGTCACGCTTGTTGTGCTTGGCTGCAATCGCCAAGATTTCTGCGTCATTCTTGCGTGCGGCGCGAACTGCTTCAGCTTTTACCGCATCAAGATCGACGTTGTTTTTGACTTCTTCAGTCATTTTAACATCCTCCAAAGATGGTTGAGATTTAGGTTCTGCCGGAACAGATCGCCCAACACCAACAAGATTTGACTGATCTGCTGGCACCGAAACAATACTGATTTCCATTGGTGTCGTTTTTACACGATAATAATCTTCTGGATCATCATCACGACTAATTCGGCCATCAATACGATAACCTACACTGATGTTTTGTCTGATGCCATCAGTAACATCATCGAACACTTCTGAAGCTAGAGCACCTTTTCCAAAGCGCACAACTGCACGGAGACGCCGTGCATCTTCATCGAGTTCAACCCCTTCAATCACGCCGATCTGCTTTTCCATATCATGGTCTAGCAGAAGTGGTGCGCGACCACTATTCAAGAAGTCTAGGTTCATGCTTTCGCGCGAGTGATCAATCACCTCCAAGCCAAATGATCGCTCAACTGGTTCTTCGCTTGAAACACCAACCTTGACGCGTCGATTTTCTTTATCGACATATCCTTTTTCTTCCATATGATGAGCGCGTTTAGACATCTCCTCACGGCAGAAACGTTCCTGCTCGGTTGGCATGCCGGCAACCTCATCGACAGCCTGCTCTTCCTCATTATGAGGCTTAGCAAAAGTGACAATATATGCCTCTTCTGTCTCTTCAATATTAATAACATGACGTTTCTTCATGTCTTTTCCTCGCTTGGTTGACATCGGATGACCTTCAGGCAACAAATCCGTGTCGTGCTTACCTGACCTGAACTTACCATTTCTTAATGCATAAAGAAAGCTATTCACGCGGGCATATGCCCATTGCTCTGGTGAGCTTACGTTTGGTCTTACACTTTCTGGATTTGTTTTATATGCACCAATACCACGTTCAAAGACTACAGTGAGTGTTCGCAAGTTAGTACGCTTTGATAAAGCATCACCAACTTCTTCATTATGGTCTTCTACTTTTTTAGTCAAACCTGCTTTAATCGTATCGTTTACAGCACGCTCTTCTTCCATTTTAAGCTCGTCGACTATATTTTTCGACCATGTGAAACCAGCATCACCGCCCCAAAGTGCCCAAGCAATACGCCCATTTGACGGATAACCGTCTTCACCAGGATTAAAGCCTTCAGCTTCTTTATCTACCTCATGGCGACTAAAAAAGCTAAACATCCGCTTCACGGTATCTTCCGACAAATTGCGATCATTAACAATGTCACGAGCTCTAGCAATACCGACTTCGGTACCACCGCGACCAAATTCAGAGCGCCAAGCCAAACCACGTTCGGCCTCTTCCTTCATGCCGTTTGTTGTTTTATAGCTCATCTTCAGCTTCACTTATTTCTGGCTGCACAGGCGCTTTATTGCCAAATGGCTCAAATGCAAGCTTTAAGCCATAACGCTCTGCCATTTCTTTGTCTGCCTGAATTTGGCTGAATAGCTCCTCAACATCGCGGCCATAATTTGCAGCAATGTCATTCATGCTGACTATGCCATTAGTCAATGCAATAACATTAGCATTTATTTCGCGCTGAGGATCAACCCACGAGAAGCCTCTTCCGCGGAAATAAATGTCATTAGCAAATTTGCCATATTTACTTACGGGGATTGGCATATCGCCAAATGTAAGAGCACTATCCAACCAAGCGCGGAATACGGGTTCGCAGAAGTGTTGGATAATAAACGATTGAAGCGTTTTATAATGATCGCGCTCCTCGATTGTACCTTGACGAATAGATGAATAAGAAACGCCCTTAAGATCATTTGATAGGCTGGTATAGCTGACGTTCAAACCTGATGCGATGCCGCGCAAAACCGCTTCTTCAAAGGCAGCAAATGCCGATGTCGGGTGCGCTGGATCGATCATCTTGAAGTCATGACCTCCCGGCAACTGATAGACAGATGCGGGCGCCATATCGATGATTGGAACTTCATCTTCAGTTTGATCATCGCCAACAAACTCGTCGCCATCAGGAGTTGTGATAATACCAAACTTAGCTGCTGCTGCTCGTGCTGCAATCAATTCAGCTTCGCGATAACCATGTAGCATTTTTAATGATGCTATTGCCGGTGCCATAAATGGCTCCCCGCGGTTTTGATGCGTGCGTTGCGGTATAAACAAATGCAGCATTTCAGTTGCGGGCACACGAACATGCTTGCGTTCAGCAGATGTAGCAAAGTTCAGTGTGTCGTTAGGATGTGCTGTCAAAACATAATAAGCTACAGGACGCTGGAAGCTATCAACCTCCACGCCCATACGAATTTGATTTCCATTAGCAGCTTTGCCATTTTTGCTTTCGTCGACTAAATCGCTTTCAATAAACTGCAGCGAAAAGCCGTCGCGGAAGCGTCTATTTTGAACAAACTTTATGAAGACTTCACCATCACGCGCTAATGTTTCAGCAACATAGCGCTGCGAGTCAAGCCAAGACATGCGACCTGTAACATCGCAATTGCCCATGCGACCCCATGCTTTAAATGCATTTTCGATGATCACATTACCCGATGCATCAAGCGAGCCGTCATCATTGCGTGCTCTTACCTGAATAGTGAAACCTTTTTCACCAACAACATTAGTCTTGATCAGGTTCAAGAAACGCTTAGCATATTCGTTGTTACGCGCCAAGTCACGCGAGCGATTTCGCAAAATAGGTAAGTTAGTGCGAAGTTCGCTATCTGCAGAGAAACTAGAGCCAATGAAGTCACTAAACAAACGCCCTTGATTTGCGCCTGCATATTGACGCAAGCGTCGTCTGCTCCGCTTTGTCACAGCCTCACCGGCTTGTTCGTTCCGTGAGTAGAAAAAGTCAAACAAGCCCATATTAGAACCTCATCAAGACTGTGGAGCCATTACGCTTTCCACGTTTTATTTTTGCTTTGCGCTTCTCTGCTGCAAATTCGCGTCTGTAATAATCGCGCCAACTGATCAGCTCTTCTGGTGACATCTTAGTCAATGATCGACCTGCTATGCTATAGCTAGTTAAATCGCCATCTGCGCGGTTCTGCAATACAGACTCGATTTTGTCGATCATAATCTCCGCATGTGAACGAGGATCAACATTGTTAACATCTAAATCAACAACGGCAGTAAATTCACCACGATCAACGACAATACGATTACCTGACGCAGTTTCTGTGATCTCTAATTGCCAATGATAATAGCCAGCAACGAAAGCTGCACTGTCAACGCTGCTGACTGTGAACAAATATTTTGTTGCATCGGGTGCTGTTCCAGGCAACTTAATTTCAGTTGCGCCGCCGCCTGTAATACGTGCAACATATTCTGCTGTATGCGTGGAATTAGGGTAATCAGTAACTAGATCACTGCGTTTAAATTGGATAAAGTCACCAATGACAATCTCGGTTGGTTCGCCCTCGGGTGCATTATCAGCGTCAAACAGATTGGCCATTCTGTCAATATCCTGTCACAAAGTTATTAGCATTTGGTTTAAATGCACGACGTTTAGGTGTTACCTTGCCCGATCTTACACTATTTTGTTGCTGTTTTGCAACCGCCTCTATGTTTATGCCCATAATATGCAACGCTGCCATAGCATAAAC